TCATTTTAAATTCTCTACTTTTCTTAAGTGGGACGTATTTGGGACGCAAGAGCCAAAAATACTGTCTATTTGCTTTGCATGTTCAGTTAAATGATTAGGCGCTAGGTGAGCATACCTTCTAACCATATCAACTGATTCCCATCCGCCCATTTCTTGTAATACTGAAAGCGGAACTCCGGACTGAATTAACCAGCTCGCCCATGTGTGGCGCAGATCATGAAAGCGGAAGTTTTCTATTCCTGCTCTTTTTAACGCTGCTCTCCATGCTGTGTTAGAATCAACTCGCATTTTTCTAACGCTTGGCGTTAATGTTCCGTCTGGTCTCTTCTTTGGTTCAGTATGAACAAATACCCATTTGTGATGGTTTCCTATTTGCTCCTTAAGAACCTGACAAGCAGTGTTATTTAAAGCAACACCAATTGCTTGGCCTGATTTGCTATCCTCTGGGTTTATCCATGCAACTTTCCTTTGCATATCAATTTGACTCCACTCTAAATTGATAATATTGGATCGCCTTAATCCAGTGGCCAATGCAAATGTAACTACGGATTTCAGTGGTTCAGGGCATTCTTGAATCAGTCTTTTAGCTTCATGATGCTCTAACCACCGAACCCGCTTTTCTCTGATTGTTGGGACTTTGATAACGGGAGATTTTTCTAACCATTTCCAGTCACGTTCAGCAGCTCTTAACAGAGATTTCATGATGGCGAGATGCTTTGCTTTGGTTGCGTTACTGACAGGGGCATCAGTAAATGCGGGGATTTCCTTTCCCTTTCTTTTAGCTGATTCCGCTTGTTTTTCCCATCTCTCCCTTGCTTTTCTGTTTACCATCTTATTGATAACGGAATATATTTTTGCTTCTGTAATATCCTTAAGTCGGTAACCTTCAAAGTGATCTAACCAAAAAGAAAGCCGACCTTTATCGTCATCCAGTGATTTTTTGTCTGCTTTCTCTTCAATCCATCGGACTATAGCCTCTTCGAAAGTAACATCAGGAAAGTCACCAAGACGCTCTATGCGCCATAACTCGACCTTTCTTGTGTCGTGCAACTCCTGCGCGAGCTTCTTGTCCTCTGTGCCAAGAGATTCCTTGATTCTTTTACCGCTTGGCGTCGTGTAGTTTCCGTACCATATTTTACCTCTTCTGAATAAAGACATGATTTTCCCTCTCGTGTCTCACCAGCGTTCACTGGTATATTGTGAATTGATTTATTAGCTGCCGCAATACACGCAGCTCTCGTAAATAGGTATGGCGAGTTTTTCTTTGATGGGTCCTTTCTTGTGTATGCAATCAATCCTAGCTTGCACCAACGAGAGAGTGTGTCTTCTGATATACCAATATATGCGGCAGCTTCTTTTCTTGGCATGGTCATCCCTTCCATTTTACCCTCCTATCCATTCTTCCTTTTATACTGTTCATGATCATCACCACAATCTTTACTGCAGTATGCGCTATTAGGTGCGACCGGTTCTTCGTGACACCAAATACACATCCCGCTATATGATTTAATTGCTACCTTGCGATTTGATAATGACACTTATATAGTTCGTTTGTTTCATTTGCTGAGTCGATAATGTCCATAATTCACCTATATTAACTGAATGCTTTCTTCTGCTTGGTCGCCATATACATCCCAATCACCGTATTTCTCACGAGCGAATAATTCGAGTCGAGGAACATCTCCGTATAATTCCTCCAAACGATGATGTACCTCTTTTGGCTTTTCGCTGTGCTCACCTAGACATGAATAAATAACTTGTCGAACACTTGCAGATTGACGAGGTAATCCATTTCCTCTTGTGGCGATTAAACACATTTCGACATTTTGACGGGTATAATTACCGCAATTAATTTTCGTCTCGTTATTTAATATTTCCATGAAGTCAAAGAAATCCTCTGGCGGTTTTTTATTTATTCTATCTCCTGCATTTTTATTTAATTTCACCCATGCGAACCCGAACATGTTTTTAACTTTAAAATCCCATGCTTCGGCTAGTTTAATAGCTTCGAGTGCAAAGTTGCCTGTGTACCACATAAACAGTACGGCATTTTTAGAGGAGTGTTTTTCTATTGGTAATCGGGAGAGGGAATATAAATCTGTGGTGTTGTAATGATTATCTGCGGCGCCGTTTGATACTTTATTATTATATTGCCAAGGCGGGTCAGCCAAAATAAGGTCATACTTCTTCATTCTCCGCATCCTTCATCATCAAGAAAACTTCCATAGCGGCGCGTAGTGGGTTTTTATTTTCTGATGAATACCATGGTTGATTGGTCGCACCCCATACACCAACCTCATTCCAGTCTGAAATAAGACTGATGCCGTTTTCAAAAACAATCGGCATTGCGTCAGTAGGGTTGTTGCATGGGTCGAACATATTGCCGTCAACATAAATAGTTTTATTATCGTATTGCTCAATGAAATCTGAGTCCTTATGAAACGTAATTGCAACTTTTTTATTAATCTCAAAGTCAGATAGCTCGGTGTATTTATTCATTATATAATCCCGTTTGCTTTGCTGATAATTCAACATCATTATGAAATACAGTTAATCGATTAATTAAATCATCAGTTGGTTTGACGGTATTTAATAATTCTTTCCATAATTCAGCGCATCTAATTTGAAGTTTACTCCCTATATCTTCATTTCTAAGTCTTATCATCCCAACATCTTGGGCATCCCAATTAATACGATTAAGTAATTGCTTTCGTTTATTCACCTCTCATTACCTCACCACAAATAACTTCAAAATTCCTCACTGACATTAAATATTCAGCACGCTTATTGCATTCCGATTGCGTATAAATATCTTCCGTTACAGGTACAGCATAACCCTGCATTAGCATGAGTAATACATATCCAATTATTTTCATAAATTGTCACTCTGAATTTTAGGTATAAAAAACCCTGCTAGTGCAGGGATGAAATATATTTTTTTATTCTATTAAGTTTAGTTTCATTTAAATTTAACTTCTCCATTAGATGTTTTATATGGAGCTTATTATAATATATTTTTTTTTGGCCATCACTTTTATGTGCGGCGCAAGTGTATGAATTTATAATTGATATTACTTCATTGCTTATTATTTCAACTTCACTAATATATAATATTACCCTTAGGCTTCCTAGTATCTTGTTATTTTGAATAAACTCATCATGATATGTAAAGTATAAGTCATGACATTCTGGGCTTTTTTTATTATTGCTATATATAGTAATTTCACTACCATTTAGTATAACTCTCGTTATTTTTATTTTTTCATTATTTATCATTTTTACAAATTTAATCAATGATTGTAAGTGCGCTATCTTTTCACTTAAGAAATAACATAACTTGGCATTAGTTTCATTCTGTTTATTTTTTTCATCATTCTTTTGCCAAAAATAAACACCTATGGTTGCGACTATACCCAATGAAGAGATGACAGTAAATATTGTTGATACAAAAGAAAGCATTACACTTTCGCCTTTTGTCTCAATGGTAAAATACCCTATTGTTACAATCGCGCCTATTAAAACCCAAGCCACAACAGTAATGATGCTAATAATAAAATCCTTCATCCCATCGAAATCATCAATATTCCGCTTCATATCCTAGCCTTAACAAAAATGAAAACTGAAATCATACTCACATCCATGTGACTAATCCACTGTCAAAATGCCTCCTTAATTCACCTTTATTTGCTTTAATGCCTCACGAACAGCGTTTAATCTAGAATCGAGCCGCTTATATGCAATACTTCTTGCACCTAATGGTTTTGAAGAAAGGTAGCTAATTAAATACCCGTTATCATTTCTGATGATAAAATCAATTAACGAACCTGACATTGCAGACCAATATGCAGTCCAAGCTTCCCCCCATTCAGTTATGGTTAATCGACCATGACCTTGATTATCATTTTCCAAATAAATCCTAATTGGGTTGTGATTTTTTACGTCTGTTATTTCTAACTTAGTAACTTGAGATTGTTCAACTTTCATCATTCCACCTTACTTGCTGAGAATACTGGGTCAAACTCACGTTCAACTTCAAACGTGCCAAGATATTGGTCGTCAATCCATAACATAAATAACAACGGCCATCGAGCCTCGCATCCGTCACAGTCAGCGTGATAATATTCTGCACATGCTTCAATACAAAATTCAAAGTCGTCATCATCAGCACTGAAATTATGATCATCTGGTAATTCATAGAGGTTATCTTCACTAATTCCTGACGGGTCTTCGCCTTTACCGCCTGTTATATAAAATTGAACTATTGCCATTATTCATTCCTCTTCATTGCATCCCTGCGAGTTGTCGTCATCAATCAGTTCAGCCTTTAGCTTCATGATCTTTCCATCTTCTCTATGCCAATTTATTTCCCCGCCTTCAGCGATAACTAATTGCCAGACCATTTGCGCGGCTTCATTTGTCACGTCTCTTTCATTGTTGCCAACTCTGACCAAGAGGCCATCGCCGACGACTTTCATTTTTGCTAAGCTTATTTTTTTAGTTAAAGGTGAGAAGCCCAGTCTTAATCTAGCAGCATTCGCCATTATTGAATCCTCTTCTGTTTAGTTGTTGGAGGTATCTATCTCCTGTTTGCATCCTTGCAAATGTATCCTTTGGTTAAATCACATAAATAGCGTGGCGTGGGTAGGGGAGTCCGATAGGAGCGAAAGGTATTTGATCATCCCAATCTTGAGGTGGCTCACTTTGCGACGCTTGATTACTCGATGCTTGTTTTGGTGCTTGCGGTTGCTGTGGCTGACCCCATCCTTGATTCTGTTGTGGCTTCTGGCTTCCTGACTGATTACCACCGTTACCGCCAAAATCTAATTGGTTAACGATAATTACTGGTGCTGATTTTTTCTCACCGTTCTGGCTTGTCCATTCTTCCATGACGAACTCACCAGTAACCGTAACCTTTGTTCCTTTGGTTAGGTGCGGAGGTAGCTTTTCAGCTTTAGGGCCGAACATCTTACAGATAACCCAAGATACTTTTTCGTGTTCTCCGTAACCTTGTTTCACTGGCAAACTAAAAGATGCAACCGCTTTACCATTTGGCGTCCATCGTTGTTCGCAATCTTTACCTAAGTTTCCACTTGCCGTTATTGTGTTAATTGCCATATACACTCCATTGATTGCCAAATTGAATGCCTAACTTGTTTAATCCCTGATCCATTGCTTCAATAAACTCAGGCACTAATTCGTCGAATTCTTTCATCATTTTTTCGTCACGCTCGACAGGGAAATATGCGATTTCTTTTCCTGCCGGCATTCGTGGGTCAAAATTTGCAAAATGCCAGATATCCTTACCTGTAACCCACATGGAATATTGAACTTGAGCCACATATTCCTTTTTCATTGCATCGATTCCGTTCAATGCTAAGTCAATAAATACGTCCGTGTTATTAGGGCATTTAAGCTCTAATCCAGAGCCATCACTGCAAATGCCGTCTGGTGAGCAAGCTATCCGTAGTTGCTCATCTTTAAATATTATTGGCACTTCCTTTGCCGTTAATCCGGTGTAAAACTCGAATGTCATCCTTGCTTCTAATTCGTAGTTTTTACCCCATTCCAGCGTCCTTGCTGATACCCCCTTGTAAACTCCTGTACAGACTTCACCAATAAGGGTGTTTAAATATGTTTTCTTTGTGTCTGTCCATTTTGTTCCTGATCTTGGCTTAGAGATAACTTTCCATGCCTCAGAGGCGGTTACTACGCCGAGCCTTGCTTGTAACCAGATATCGCTACCTTGTTCAATGTTGGATATTGGTCCAAATATATCCTCGAACGCACTTTCCCATGGTCTACTCATATTTTGGAACCTTCCTACAGCCATTTCTTGGTGGTACTTTTTTTCCTCTATTTATATATCCGTTACACCATTTATAAATAGTTGCTGGCTTCACCTTGAAATGATTGGATGCTGAATAGCAGCTATCGAACACCAAATCGCCAATATGCCAGTAGAATGAGTTAGACCTATTCATTGCTTGCTCTGATACGGTAGCCCATCTGCAATTTTCTTTAGAGTAAGGGCCATTGTTATCTATTCTGTCTAGTTGGTGATTTCTTGATGGTGGGTTACCCATGTCATTAAAAAAAGCTTTGAAATCAAGCCATTCTTTGCTTATTCCTCTGGCATGGTATTTTTCATAGTCTTTATTATTTTTGTTTGTGCATCTGTTTTTCATTCCTACCCATATTTTGTATATCCTCGTATTTCTATATCCATGGGTTTTGTTTCTTCCGACTAAGCATCCGCAGCTCTTAATTCCAGATGACTTTAGTGAGTTAGCCGCTCTTAAGCAGGTGTTTCCGCACTTACATGAGCAAATGTAAACCCGCCTGCCATCTTTCATATGGGAGAATTTACACACTGTTAGGAGTCCAAATATTTCTCCTTCTTGTAATTGCTTTGCATACATAGAGTCACCTTTATTTGCTTAGAATGATGTCATTACTAATCATTTTCCTTCTGCCTTTTTCCTTAGCATTTCGATAATGGTATTGGCTTCAAATGCGGTTAATTGCTCTGGATGGGATATTTGATGGTTGAATTTTTTACTAATGAATGTGAAAAAAGCATCACTCCACTCGCCATTAACTTTAAGCATCAAGTCCGTGATAGCTTTTAGTTGATCCTCGCTTGCTGGCGTTATGTCCTTTGCTTTACTTTCAGGCGCATCAAAATAATTTCCTTCACCTGCCTCGGTATTCACATAATCAATGGCTTGATCTAACCTCTCACGACGAGGCCAGTATTTGCTCGCTCTTTTCACAATTGTTTTACGAGCCATCTCATCCCACCATGTTTTCCATGGGCCATTTCTTGACTTGCTCGTAGCCTCAACAGCCTTTATCTCATCCAATCGCATCTCTTCCGTGAGATAGTCGCCACTTGCTGTTTTTACTGTGCAATAACCACCAATAACACTACCTCTATCACTAAATGCGTTATATTTGTGGGTTGGCGGGGTGTCTAGAGCATTAGATTCATAAACGTCATTCTCATGTACTAATTTACATTGACCCCATTCGATAGCTTGAGTGGCTTGAGCTAGGTGCATGAGACCCATATAGCTAATATCAAGACATACGAATCCATTACGAGGAACTAAGTACGCCAACTTACTTGCAGGGTTTAATGTAATTCCAATGGCAGCCACATTAATAATTGCATTCTGTGCACTTGCAGGATTTTCCATTGCCACTTTTGCTAGGCTGTCATTCCGTTGAAACGCTTGGATTGCGAACTGACTTTCCTTAGCCCATGTGATTGTTTGGTCTGTTAGTGCGTTACAAAACAATGGTTCTTGTTGCTGCACAAACTCAATAATTGACGTGCTCACAATATCTCCTTATCTATCCCGATCTGAATAGCTGTTCTAATTCCGTCTAAAACTGCATCCAGCGCTTGAGGGCTAATTTCAAATACCGGATTTAACTTCCTTGCTAAATCCATACATAACAGTTCTTCTGGCAGGCTATCCATAACCTCATCAACTGATATTTTCTCTTCCTGAGAATTAACAAACGCTTCTCGTTCCATTTGGCGTTCGTACCAGTCGTTTCTGAGTCCGTATGCATTCGTTAACATAGAGCCTCCTTAGATAAACGCGCGCTCCTTGCGTGTGTTGATTTCATGCTGAATGAGGTTTGTCCGCTCCATCGATACTTTCATTTTCCATTGAAAAACTAAGTCGTCGATTTGCTCATTTGTCATTTCAGACTCTCGCAATAGTGCGAATACCTGATGTTTTATGTGTTTCTGCTTTGCGTTCATGCTGTACTCCGTATGCTGTTTTTAATGTTTCGTTTGCTTCGCACCATCTATCCTCATCCTTGAGATAAAGAGCGCGCCATGCTTGCTGTTGAGCTATGCAAAGTTTGTGTTTATCAATATTCATGCTTACCTCTGGATGTGCGAAATCTGCGCTAATCTTTCGATAGCGATTGTTATTTGGTTTCTCTGGTGTTGGTGCGGTGGTTACTGCTAACCGAGGGCTTTTGCGATTACTGCGTCAACGACATCTAAATCATCGTCATCATCTGGTTTATAGCTTGCAATTTTATTGCGAAGTCTGATTAACTGTTCTAATAACTCTGGTGCTGTTGCGATTAGATGGGCGTCTGCCTTCTGATTGGCTGTTGTGACATCTAAATAAACATCACCAATTGTCACGCCGTGAAAAGTTGTCATTATCTCATTGGCGTTTCTTACTGTATATTTCCAGGGCGCAGGCGTACCTTTAAATTCCATATCACCCCCTAGCCTTTAACATTGCATCTGCCATGCGGTAGGCTTCCTCAGAAATTTCATTCATAGAATAATCGCTAAATGCCTGCTCACCGAAATATGCAATCATTGGTTGCATAGCCTTAGCGGCTAGATAATCACGCAAACTCATGCCTGTGGTAGTGCCATGTAACTCTGTTGCTGGAACTGGAAAAGCCGCTCCACCTGTTTTATCTTCCATACTCCCTCCGTTATTAACTAAACACGATGCTATTTGGTTTCGCATTTCACGCCACAGAAAGGGCAGAATGAGAACGTAACAGGGAAATCCTGCTTTGTTAGGCGGGCTTTCGGCGTGCCGTCCTTTTTGATTTCTTGATAACTGGCGTTGTATTCAATGAAATAATTAACTGATATGATGCCGCCAGACATAAATAATCCTGATTGTTTCCAGCCAGAAGACTGTAGGCTTGCACCTTCTGGTAGTTTCGCTTTAATGCGACTTTCCATGTCATCGCCTAATTTCGTAAAGCAATCACACATATCTCTATCTCCTATCTATTAATCAACTCACCACAGTCCACAGAATGGACTGTAATTAGTTAACTGCGCCTGCTTTTAACCACGTCAGGCGAGGTGGTTCCTCACTTTCCACAGTCAAGGAAAATTGATATATTGGTTATTCCACAGTCAATATAAGGAATGATTTAAATGGCTATGTTTATAGTGAGAGTAGAATTACCTGATGCTAATTATTCAGACTATCAGGCTCTATATGATTTAATGGAAAGCTACGGATTTTCAAAGCAAATAACTGGTGATAATGGTGTAGTATACGATCTCCCTGATGCTGAATATTACTGCAATGGAGATTATGATATTGAAGCTGTAAGTAGCACAGCCTTCCAAGTAGCCCAATCAGTTAGAGCTAATGCTAAAGTTCTTGTAACTGAAACTGAAAGAATTAGATGGACGGGGCTTGTTTACTACTAAAGTCACAACCAATAGAACCACTACCACACATTTCAGGTTTTGGTTCTTCACTCTCCAAGGTAACAAATGCCCTTCTAACTCTATGACCTAATTCTAAAATATCATCACGAGTTAATTTAAAATTGCGTCGATAACTATCAACTAGCATGGCTGATAGAACCGCACGAGCCGATTCTTGAGATGCTTCTGTTAAATCTTCAAATTTCATCTTACTTCTCCTATTTATCTCGCCGTCACCCCGAACTCACTGCTCGGCTGTTTTGTTTTAACTCCTGAAAATACTGCTACATTAGGTAAGCAACAGTTATCAGGTGTGTTTATTTAGGTAATAAAAAACCCCGCGGTTGCGAGGCTTTAGATTGATTGGCGTAAATCACCATTTTTTATTTGGGTTTCTTTGATGAGCGTGATTTACAACTCTATTCATTATGTCATCTTTAGGTGGATTGTATGTTTTTTCTTCCCTTTCTTGTTTTGGTAGGGATAGTTTTTTATGTAGCTTCAATTCAGAAGTTGTTCTGTAAGCCACCGGACCAACAAGAGGAGGAGGTGGACCGCACAATCCCTTGCGCTCACATTCACTTATATGCTCTAGCGCTTTCCTTGCCAGATACTCACCTCTTCTAATATATCGCCTTGCTTTTGAGTTCCTTCCTTTCTCAAGGTATATAATCTTCGTCATATTAGGCTCTCGCAGTTACTTCACCAGATTCTAACAGCGTACCAGATTTTCTATATTTAGCTGAGTAAATACTAGAATTTGGCAAGCAAGTATTATCTGCTGAGTCATAAACTTTAGTGCTACGAATTGAAATTGCTTTCTCAACCCGGCTGATTGGCTTGCGTTTTAACGATAAGGTAGGGCGATTTGTTTCTTCTATCGGCTTGCCGTGAATTGCAACTTGTAACTGCTCATTCATAGCATATGCGTTTTGTAATTCCGCTCTGCGTTCAGCTCTGCGACTTCTTGCGCAGTTATAACCACGAAAACCCATGATGACCTCCTACAATTAGCTTTGGTGATTGGCATAGTCATGTGACTAATCATGATCCGCTATGCGAAAGTGGCTACGTCACGCCATCTTCTACACCAATCCCAAAACTTACTGTCTTTGGTTTGCGCATTTTTCAGCGCGTTCTGTTAAAGAGCGAACTTCCTGTTTATCTATGGCTCCTTGCCTTCGATGGTTGTAATTTATCTCAATGGTAAATTTAATGCAATAGCAAATTGGTAAATAATTTACCAAAATTAATCATGAGTTGTTTAACTAAATGATAAAGAAGGGAAAATAAATTTATCGTAGACATAAAAAAACCAGCTCTGAGGCTGGCTTGTGCGGAGGTTGGTTAAATTTAACCTAATCTTGTGTAGTTCATGTCCCATTTTCCAACAACAAAACCGTTTATTTGAAACTGGTCTTCATTGTCAGAGTTAATTTCCCATTTATCGTAAGCTTTGTTATCGCTGATAACTAACAGCCTATCTCCAAGTAGTTGCAATCTTTTTATGTGCATAGCCTCACCAAATCTAAATGCGTAAATTCCATCGCTAATAAATTTGGTTGTGGTTATATCGACGATAACCAAAGAACCAGGATCAATTGTCCCTCTCATGCTATCACCTACAGCTGTAACTATACGTAAAGCATTGGCATTCCTACCACCAAATAATCTCTTGGCATGCTCTGGCTCTAGCTCAACCGCCTTTACCACGTCAGGGTAATCATTATTCAACCTGCCACCTCCACAACTGTATTCCATTTCAAGCTGATCAATCCTGTATGTATGATCAGTATCCTTATCTGAAATACTTTTCAATAAATAATTATCCTTATTTATTGTTTCTGTGAGGTTTGATTGATGAATGTTATCTAACCATCCATTTGTTAATCCTAGTGAAACCTCAATTCTGCGCGCGATCACATCTCCGATATTTCTGGACGGATTGTCACCACTTATTTGGCTCAACTGTGCAGGATTCAATCCTGCACGCTCTGCAAATATTGCTTTATTAATCCCTTTACTTGCGTATTCGCTGATCAGGGAGCGCAAATTCATGCGTCTTATGTCTTTAGTTTCCATAGATAGATACTCGCATTTATTACCAAATTGATAAATGTGCAAGTTGGTAAATTAAGCTTGATAAATATTTATCAAGAAGATAAAATTTGATTTATTCAATACACAAAAGGTAAATACATATGAGCAACGACTTACTCCGCTGGAGAAAAGAGTCCTCTCAAGAGGATTGGGAACGTCTCGCTCAGTTAGCAGGGACGACTGTTGGATATCTAAACCATATTGCTTATGGCAATCGCAGAGCGTCACCTGAAAAAGCTGAGATGATTGAGAAAGCAACAAAGCAGTTCAATTTACAACCCGTAACAAAAGAAACATTAGTTTTTGCACGGCTTCGCACCAACGCAGCTTAGTTTCACCCGCTCTTTAACACCTCCGCGCTGAAAAACGCGCATCAAAACAATCCGCTCATATGGAATGAGCCACGGATCATTACTGCTGTTCTCTAACGAGAAGTAATTTAATAAGGAAATTAAACCATGGAATACACAAATACACGCAAACAATTTAATAAATTCATTTCAAATCACTTGATGGCTTCGGCATTACAGGCATTGAGAAATAAAACTCAGTCAGTGGTCGCTAAAACATTAGGTGTTCATGACTCAACTATCCTACGCAGAACTGAAAAATATCCTGAGATATGCGAGACATTAGTCGCATCAGGGATAGTCGATTTTGTGATGGAAGGTGAGAGGAAAATATCAGAGGAAGAATACCGCTTTTTATGGAAACAAATAGGTGAGCTTTCTCAGATGAGAACAAAAGAAAACGCCCCGATTGTTGGAGCAACCGAGGCGCATTAATAAATGGACTTAACCATTTAAACTAACAAATGCACTGTATCAATAACCAGTAATTACGACAAGGGGAATTTAGGTTTCTCTTGTCTGATACAGCTAATTAATGGAGTAATTATATATGAATTCTGTTTACTTAACAAACAGATATGGAGGTCGTGGTGAATACAGCTAAATTCTACGATCTTGGTGTTGCAAGACAACAAAGGAGCAACAGGGTGGAAAACCAGAAACTAGGTTTCATCCCGTTGTACAGGAGCATAAAAAATAAGTCATGGGCTAAAGATGTTTATCTTAGAGCACTGTGGGAAAACTTATTGTTAGAAGCTCAGAGCGAGCCATACACAGCCAACTACAAAGGTCATATATGGCATTTAAAGGCTGGTCAACTGGTTACCACTCCAGCCAATCTAGGGCTAAACCTGTGCGACAGGAACGGCAAGCCAACCAGTAGAGATACGGTTAATCGAATGCTGGCTGTTTTTGTTCGTGAGGGGATGATTTCAATCGAAGGAGAGAAGCATAAAGGCACGGTGATAACCATCACAAATTACAGTGATTATACTCAAAATTTAGTCAATGTACCCGCACATAAGTACGCACATAACAACGCACATGATGAAGCCAGCATTCATGCACCTTTAGACGGCATACCCGCACATAACAACGCACATGAATCCGCACATCATGAACAATATATATTTAATAATAAATTATTAAATGATCGTCCGAGAAAAAAATCTTCTGTTCCTCGTAAGGTAAAACCTGATGCAGCTGTGAGTTCAGAGAAAGGGGACAAATGGGGTAATGCTGATGACCTGAAAGCCGCTCAATGGATTTACTCGCAAGTCTTGATAGTAAGCCCATCGACTAAAGAACCTAATTGGTCAACATGGGCTAACGATGTTCGCCTGATGAGACAACTAGACGGACATACACACCAAGATATTTGCAGAATGTTTAAATGGGCTAATCGTGACTCGTTCTGGTGTAGCAACGTGTTATCTCCCGCAAAACTACGTGAGAAATGGGACACATTGACCATACAGAGCCAACAACCCAATCGAGGTAAGCGACAGGTTGATCCTGAACCAGCACAGAACTGGAATACTCGTGAAGCATGGGAGAATGATTTTATATGAAGACTAATCTGGCTACTGCAATCGCTAATCGTGATGCAGGTGCATTGGCTAGAATGGCTCAGAGTAGCACCCCGCAAAAAGTTGTAAATAATCATGCTGAGCAACTAGTCGATGTATTATTCCGAAATCTGAAACAAATATTTCCAGCCTCAGTAAACACCATTTTCAAAAACGAGTCAGAGGAACTTACTGCAAAGCGACAATGGATCGCCGCCTTTGCAGAAAATGGAATTACTACCAGAGAGCAACTTCAAAATGGCATGCGACACGCCAGAGCAAGTGATAACCCTTTCTGGCCTGCTGTTGGTCAATTTATCAAGTGGTGCAAGGAAGAGGATTATGTGGCTCTTGGTTTGCCTGACGAGGATCAGCTTTACGAACTCTATCGAGAATACTGCAAAATGCGCGGCTGGCGTGAAATGAAATGGCCTTCAAACGCTTGCTACTGGATGGTTACCAAAATTTACTCTGATATGCGAAGTAAAAGCCTAACGGATAATGAGGTTAAAAAGCTTTGCGCCAAAGAGTTAAGAACCATGACTGTAAGAATCAAATCAGGTGAAACCATTCCAGCGCCAGTGCTTCAAGTCGAACACAAGATCACACCAACAAGCCGCAATAAATCACTATCAATAATCGCCAATTTGAAGCAAAAGCACGGCTTCAGATAGCTAAAAGGAATTTAAAAATGATCAAACACAGATTTGGTAAACCTTATGTTAGACGTTTACGTCCTGATGATATCCCTGAATCAGAACAAGCTAAGTGGGCTATTAGCTATATAAATCACCCACAGCATCACTTATCAACGACTAAAGCGTATGCGGTTTGCATGCATGGATTTAAAGGTGTTTTTCAGGTGTGTCTATGCAAGAGATCACTAATGAAGTTAGTAAAAATGACATTGAATGATGCTTAACACGCAAGAGGATTTTTAGATGAAAGGAACTAATTATAAAGATCTCCTATGGGCTTATGCCGATGAGCGGTCACGCAGGAAATTAAAATACGTTAAAAGTAGTAGCCAAAAACCTGATTACAATCGCAAATTACATAAACCATATCGTTGTGAAAAAGTTATGACGAGACTATTTAGGCTTGAAATTCATCAGTTAAAGATTAACTCAAGCCAACAGGAGAGCTAACAGTGAGTGATAACAATTTAGACGGCGGCGCGGTGTTGTTTATTTTCGTCATTGGAATATTTGTAGGAATGACGATAGCGTCAACGGCGGCATATTTCGGAGTATTTTCAGCTTGCGGAGGTTAACTTGGAAGTAGATTTTCTCTTCCACGAATCAACCAAAAATACCGCATGGCAACACCTCAAAGAAGTTCTAGCAACAAACCAACCACACCGAATCATCATTAAGCCGTGGAAAAACAAGCGTTCATTATCTCAGAATGCAACTTTTCATATGTGGTGCACAGAGATAAGCAAATACCTATGTAAGAACAACGCCAATTACACACCGGAAACCGTCAAGGAGATGCTTAAACATACATTCCTAGGCTACGAGGTGGTCGATATGGTTGATGTTACTACACAGCTTACAGAGCGCGTAAGGACACTTCGAAAAACATCAAAACTTGATACAGGTGAAATGTTCCACTTCATGGAGCAGGTTGAACGCTGGGCGGTAGGTATAGGTTGTTTCGTGACGATACCTGATAACAGTGAGTATATGAAATTGAAAAGGGAGCAGGACGGATGACAGACAACGTAAACAACCCACCACACTATGCATCAGGTGACATTGAGTGCATCGATGCTATTAAACCAGTATGACCAGAGAGGCGTTTCTAGGCTATCTCAAGGGCAATATTCAAAAGTATGTCTGGCGATACGAAAAGAAAATTAATCCAGTCGAAGATTTAAAAAAGGCTCGTTGGTATATGAGTCGACTCGTTGAAGAAATGGAGACTGGAAAATGAACTGCATGTCATGCAATAGACAGCTAACAGATGATGAAATTTACGTGTTCGCTCAGTGCGCTGATGAATACGCTCATTTGGAAGTGATGGATAAAATCAAAGGAGAGGGAGATGCCGAGGTGTCGCAGTAAATATAGACACAAACATAAATATCCAAAGAAACCACAAAAGGAGTTTGAACCAATGTTTAATGCCAATTTATTACGCTATAGAAAATTTGTCGCAATATGGTTTATTGCCATGTTAATTCTTGGGGTTATTTTGGGGTGATGTATGGCTAAGGCTAAAAAGCCGAAGCTAAAAACCTGTAAAGTCTGCAACAAAGAATTCACTCCCTACCTATCTACCCAAAAAGTTTGTTCCACATCCTGCGCAATAAAATTTGCCTCAAATGAAATTAAACGGACCGAAGAAAAGGGCCGTAAAAAACGTTTATCTGAGGAAAGAAAAATATTGCGGGCCAGAAAGGAAAAGTTAAAGACAAAATCAGACTGGAACAAAGAGGCCCAAGCGGCAGTAAATAAATACATCTTTTGGCGAGACTACGGTCAGCCATGCATCGCTTGCGGTCGGCCCTTAAATTATGGGGTAAGAGGTGGGTCCGTAGATGCTAGTCATTACAGGTCAAGAGGTTCGGCAAGTCATTTAAGATTTAATCTACTCAATATTCATGCTGGCTGTGTTCACTGCAATAGGGACCTGTCAGGAAATCTCATCCCATACCGCATTAATCTCATCAATAAAATCGGCGAAGAGCGAGTAATTCGTTTAGAGCACGATAACACGGTCCGTAAATTCGACATCGAATATCTCAAGCGAATGAAATCCATATTCACTCGTAGGGCCCGTTGGTATGAGAAAAGGCGAAAGGATCAATATTCGGAGGTGGCTTAATGTTTACTGATATCCGCGCAGCCATTGAAGAAGCAAGATATTTAAAATCCAGATCAGGCGGTCGAGTTAACTTCTGTGTAATGCAGGTTATGGACTATATGGAAGTGGTTAGCGGATTAATGGATGGCGTTAGGGTTTTATATACAACGGCTAATGATGATTATCACACAGTATTACCGGAGGTGAGATGAGCTATATCGGAGAAAAGGAATTAACAGATGAACAGTTTCGCTGGCTTGATGGATGGTTAAATCTGTGGGGGGCGTGGGTATATTCTGGTCGTATCGATATTCGCATGATCAACATGATTTATAAATTCATGCAAACAGTAGAGCCAAGTAAAAACCCATCAAGACCTATGTGCAATGACGATGAAGGAATGTTGATTTCTCAGGTCGTAGATTCAGTCATCGCCACTGACACACAAGCATATGGAATATTACTGAGTTATTACGCTCATGGTTCATCTAAGCTGTCGATTGCATCTTACTATCACCGAGTTGCAAAACCACGCAAAATGCAAACGAGAGGGGGAAATAAATACGCCAAGCCATCTCACAGGACTTGCAGGAGAGAAGTTGACGAAAAACTCAAAGCTGCTCAGTGGTTATTGTACGAACCTCTGCGAAATGCAATGAATAATCGTAAACGTGTAGCTAAAGTAAAGAAAATAGCTGAACTTTGCTATTGACATTAATGGACAAATGGACAACAATTATAAGGTAAGTTGCTTTACGTGACTCTTAAGTTTGCTTACCTTATTCAAGACCTCGCTACGGAGGGGGTTTAGCTTATAAACATTGAAAATAATGCATATTTCCCCTATTGTACTTGTGTGTTAAGTAAGTACGGTCGTGGGGTCCTGACATCTCCGATCTGAGCATAATCCTCGGCAAGGGATTTTATGCTTAATGAAAGCCTGATAGAGATATCGGGCTTTTTTTGTATCTGAAATCCGAACAGTGCCCCTCATAACCTCTACGTAGAACGGAGAAATCTGGTTTGCGATACGTTTGGGGCTTTCTATGTGCCCTTGTGGGATTGAAGACCACGCCACCCGCTCGCAGGCAATAGTTACTACCTGTCTAGCGGCTTGGTGTGGCAACCTAATTTAGGCAAAAGAAAATCCGCAACACCACATTACAGTTGATCTTTTGACTAAATGCACCCTCTTCATTCTGGAGAGTTGTGTGATTAGGGACACCAGATGATGTTTTGGTCGACGGATATCTGGTGCCCCTTTCTATTTTAATTCCCTCGAATTCGGGGGAATAATTTATTGATATTGTTCCGATGCCGGAATTCCGGTAACGCTAATTCAGCCTGTAAGGATTACTTACAAGTTCAACTCTCCGGAATTTCCGGATAGTTCACATGTTCGGTTATTCCGAACAACTCATTCAGAAGATCGCTTAGGCGGTCTTTTTTCGTATATGCCGACCACAGAATCAATCACAACACCTCACGTTCACACAAGAGCTGTGAGTCGGCGTTCTATTAACTAATTCCTCCAGAAAGGAGGCGGTATGACACGAATGGACGAGAAAGACAAATTCAGTGCCACCGCATGGGGTGTCATATTCGCTATCTCCCTATACGGCGGATTGGCTAGATACATTATTGACAATAAACGTAATGGTTATCGGTGGAGCTGGGTAGGGGCAATTATGCAAATGTTCGTATCTGGCTTTGCTGGAATGATGGGCGGTCTTATATCAATAGAGCTTAACGCCTCATTCTACTACACGTTATTTACGGCTGGCTTATGTGGTTCCGCTGGCTCTTTAGCATTGGACTTCTTCTGGGATAAGTTTACAGGGGGTAAGAAGTGAGTAGACCAGCACGCGGTGAGCGCAATAACAACCCTGGCAATATTCGGCATGGTTCAAAATGGCAAGGACTATCAGCACAGCAAACAGATAAAGACTTCTGCCAATTTGTATCACCTGAATATGGTATACGGGCCATCTATAAGTTACTGCAGACATACCAAAAGAAATACGAACTCAATACTGTCGAGTCGATTATCGATCGATATGCTCCGCCAAATGAAAACAACACTGCCGGCTACATCAATCGAGCAGCTAAAGATATTGGTGTTAGCGTAAATGAATCTATTAACGTTTCATCTAAACCGGTTGCTATTGCATTAGCCACGGCGATTGTTGGTGTTGAGTTGGGTTATCAGCCGTACAGTCAGAAAGTCTTTGAAGATGCTTGGTTGTTGTTATGAATCTAGGCGAAACAATAGTGTCCGTGGGCGTTATTTTGATGATGAGCGTCGGTATGACGTGGCAGGGTAACAGGATTGGTAAGCTAAAAGCTTCAAACGCTGAATTAACTAGTCAACTATCCCAGCAAGTCGAAATTAACAAAGACTATCAAGCCCGTATCACTCGACTAAACCAACTCGATATTCGTCACTCACAGGAGTTAGCCAGTGCAAAGAATGAAATCAACACTCTTCGTGATGCTGTTAACTCTGGTTCTAAGCGGGTGTACGCCAAAGCTGAGTGTCCAGCAGCCACCAAGAATTACACCGAAAGCGGAAGCGATGAAACCACCGCACGACTTAACAAAGCAGTTGAACAAGATTATCTACGTCTCAGAGAAATGATAGTTGAGAACGAACAGCAAACTTTGTATTTGCAGAATTACATCAACACTGAATGCCTCGCTCAATAGCGGGGCTTTTTAATGGAGAAATATCATGGCAGTAGAAGGTTCAGATAATCCAGTTAAATTCCGTGAAGAGCTGGATAAAAGCATTCCAAAAGAATAAAAAAAGCCCAGCATGGGTGCATGGGCAAACTAACAGGATATTAATCAAAGTATAGTGATAATTACTTAGTATAGCTTAAGTAAATATATATATCAGCAATTAGATAAGTCGTTTATCCATTAAGGAGAGTGACCATATCTTGACTGCTAGGAACAGACTAGAAGCGACCTGATTAACATAGTGATACGTGATGATGGTTGCGATTAACTTCACACAGGAACATCAAATGACAGAAATTACAGCACAGAATCAAATGCGCTTAGAACTACTCCGATTAGTTGGCAATGATACCGCAGCGGCTCAAGCAGCTATCGAGTTCGTAAAAGACGACGCTCTCAAGTTTGAATTATTCAAAGACGCATATAAGCAGTGCCAGACTGAAAGTGAGTTTGTATCACGATCACAGAAAGCTGCGCGAGAAGCTCAAGAAGCACTAGACCTATTCACATAGGAGTTAACAGTGATATATCCATGGCCCGTATTTTCGGACGGTGAAAAATTAGTATCCGGCCAAAAAATTACCTCTATTAAAAATAGAATCCTGAGTAATGACGTTTATATCGAATTGCTTAATGTGCCTGAATTGGTTTACGTCACATTTGAATTTCTTAAGCGCACACAATTACAGGTTGGTTGGTTTTATTTTAGAGATGAATCTGGTCAAGACTTCGCAATTCCAGAAAGTGAATTCTTAGCTAAGTTCAAGCCTGTTGCGGGTGGTAATGGCGCCAAAGGAGATAAGGGCGATAAGGGCGATAAGGGCGATAAAGGTGATTCTGGTAAAGATGGCGTGGGTATCAAAACTATCACTGCGTCACAGGAGGGTGGTGTTGTTACTTTAACCATTGAAATGACCGACGGAACACAACAAACACCTAGTTTCACACTGCCAACAACATAGTTAATTACACAGCTCATTTACGAGTGGGCTGGATAATTGATTAAAGGAGGTCACTATGACAAAGAAAAACAAAGGTGGTCGCCCGTCTAGTTATATGCCGGAAGTTGCAGAGGATATTTGCAAGCTGTTAATGGAAGGTGAAAGCCTGCGACAGATATGCAAAAGACCTAGCCTACCTGCAATAAGCACGGTAATGGAATGGCTGCAAAGGCATGAAGAGTTTCGGGAACAATACGCGCACGCGCGCGAGGTTCAGGCGGAATTATTAGCCGAAGATATCATCAACTTATCTGATGCGGTTATTGAAGATGGTGTAGCAGTTGCCAAGGCTCGTTTGCAGGTTGATGCCCGTAAATGGTACGCATCTAAGCTGGCACCTAAACGTTATGGTGATCGCATTCAACACGAACAGAAAATTACTATCACTGATTTGACTGATGAAGAATTAGATAAGCGCATTAAGGAGCTAAGCAATGGACAGGGAGCAGAAAATTGAGCTTCTTAGGCTCCTTGAGGAAAAATCCCGCCGCGCAAATGTCTACCGTTACAAAACTTATTACGAAACTCGCTACCCTTGGCAAAAGAAATTCATTGCACTAAGTATCGAATATTCACAGGTTGCATTGATTGCAGCTAACCGAGTCGGAAAGACTGACACAGCTACCTATATCGACGCTATTCATGCAATGGGTGATTATCCTGATGATTGGGAAGGGTATAAGTTCGAACATGCACCGCTTATTTGGTGCCTTGGTTACTCTGGTGAAAAGTGCAGAGACTTATTACAAGCGCCTATCATTGGCAGGAAAACAGATAACGGTTGGCAAGGTGGATTAATACCAAGTGAGTTAATTGTCGATACTGAGACAATGGCTGGTACGCCTAACGCTGTTCGTTCTGCATACATCAGGCATAAATCAGGCGACTTAGCAAAGATTCAATTCTGGTCATACTCACAAGGTCAGCACGCTCTAATGGGCGATAGCGTTGATTGGTTTCATATTGATGAAGAGCCAAAAGACCCTACTATCTATCCGCAAGTGTTAACCCGTACCGCTACAGGCGATAAAGGTCGCGGTGGTCGTGGCATCCTAACATTTACACCAGAGAATGGTAGAACAGATTTAGTTATCAGCTTTATGGATTCTCCATCCTCAGCTCAAACGTGCATGAATGTTGGATGGGATGATGCGCCACACTTGAGCGAGAAGGTAAAAGAGGATTTGCTTGCTTCGTTCCCGCCCCATCAGCGGGACATGCGCACAAAAGGTATTCCGATGCTCGGCCATGGTCGTATTTATGACTTTGGTGAAGAGTTTATAACGTGTGATCCATTTCCTGTTCCTGATCACTGGGCCGTCATTAACGGTATGGACTTCGGGTGGGATCACCCTCAAGCGCACATACAGCTAGCTATCGATTTAGATAATGAAGCTTACTACGTTACTAGAGCATGGAAGGCCAGTAAGACTTCACCTGCTGAAGCGTGGGGGGCTGTAAATAAGTGGGCTAAAGATATTCCTACTGCATGGCCACAAGATGGTTTGCAAACTGAAAAAGGTTCGGGGTTACAGCAAAAAGAATATTACGAAGATGCAGGGTTTAAGATGCTTAATGATCCTGCTCAGTGGCCTGATAAATCCCGCTCTGTTGAGGCTGGTCTATTTGAAATATACGACTTAATGAGAACAGGGCGATTTAAAGTTTTCCGTGGGTTGCGTGATTGGTTTGAAGAGTACAACTTCTATCACCGCGACGAGAAAGGAAAGATTGTTAAAACTCGTGACGACTTACTTGATGCTACTCGATACGCCTACATGATGCGACGATTCGCTAAACGATTTGGTGAAGTAGGAAAAGTTAAGCAACGAGTAATTCCCGCACCGATTAGGCCGATTAGGAGATAATAATGGTCGATAGAAACGAGCGGCTTGAGAAAATACTTCGCAAATTCGACCTCGATTACTCTGCATCTGAAAATGCCAGAACGGAGGCGAGAAACGATTTATTCTTTAGTCGCGTTAGTCAGTGGGACGACTGGCTGGAAAATTATGTCACATTGCAGTATCGAGGTCAGTTTGACGTAGTGCGCCCAATGGTTCGTAAGCTCGTCGCTGAGATGCGCAAGAATCCTATTGAGGTTAAGTATCGACCGAAGGATAACGCGCCAGCCGATGCCGCCGATATTCTTATGGGTATGTATCGAACTGACATGCGAAACAATAGCTCAAAGATTGCCGTTAACGTGGCAGTAAGAGAGCAAATCGAGTGTGGTTACGGTACTTGGAGGCTAACTACTGAATATGAGGATGATAATCCAACCAGTAATAACCAGATTATCCGACGCGTTCCAATGCATGAGTCTTGCACTCACGTTATCTGGGATTGTAATGCTAAGGCAATGGATAAGTCTGACGCTAAGAATTGCACGATAATTCACGCGATGAACATTGATGGATGGGAGGAGTTCGCTGAAAAGTACGGGTTAGACCCTGAAATTCAACCATCATTCCAATCACCGAATAACGAATTGCTGTTCACTTGGTCGAGTGGAAAGACAATTCATATCGCTGAGTATTATGAGGTTGAAGAAAAGAAAGAGTTGGTGTTTGTTTATCGTGACCCGATAACTAATGACCTTCAAACGTATTCGGCAAAAGAAGCTAAAGAAAAGATTGATGAACTGGCAAATGCTGGCTATCAAAAGGTAGGTGAGCGTAGGGTTAAAAAGCGCAGAGTCTATAAGTCAATCATCACTAGCACCGACATTCTGAAAGATAAGATGCCAATAGCTGGCGAGCACATACCGATTGTACCTTTGTACGGCGAGTGGTCATTTTTTGATGATAACGAGTTATACGAAGGGGTTGTTAGGCTGTCGAAAGACGCCCAAAGGTTGCGTAACTTCATATTATCCAAGTCTGCCGACACCGCCGCTAAATCGCCTAAGAAAAAGCCGTTTTTCTATCCTGAGCAGATAGCAGGGTATGAACACATGTTTAGCGGTGAGGACGATTACCCTTACTATCTACTCAACCGTACTGATGAGAACAATGCTGACCTGCCTCCTTCGCCCGTTGCTTATATGGAGAATGCCGAGGTTTCACAGGCTGATGCATTACTACTAGAAGTGGCAACGGAAGCAGCTAAATCAACCGCTCGTGTCGGTGTCGATACTGAGGCAGCTAATGGTCAGGTGGCGTTCGATACCGTCAATCAACTAAATAGTCGCATCGACCTAGAAACATACGTGTTTCAGGACAACCTAGCTATCGCAATGCGCCGTGATGGTGAAATTTACGCATCAATCGCGGCTGAGATATACGACACCAACCGAACAGTAACAACAACTGCTGAAGATGGAGGTGAGAATCAGATTGAGCTAATGCAGGAAGAGTTAGACTTCCGCAAAGGTGAAATGATTGTTCGCAATGATATCCGAGGCAAGTACGAAACATTTACTGATGTAGGACCATCTTTCCAATCGCAAAAAGATGCTGCTAGAGCTGAGATAGGCGAGCTTATCACCAAGGTTCCAGTAGAGCATCCAATGTGGAATGTCATGATGCTGACATATGCAAACATGATGGAAGGTAAAGGCGTTGAATACATCAGAGATTACGCCAACAAGGAATTGATTGTTAATGGCTTGAAGAAACCAGAGACCGAGGAAGAACAACAATGGTTAATGGAAGCCCAGCAAGCAGCACAAAGCAATCAAGATCCAATGATGATAGCAGCACAGGCCGAGCAGAAGAAAGCGGAAGCTGAGATAGTTAACGCACAGAACCGCATGGCTGAAACACAAATCAAAGCATTTACCGCTCAGAATAATGCGCTTGAATCACAGGCCAACACTACTTTGACCTTAGCTAAGGCTGAGGACTTGAAGCAAGGTGCAGTGATGCAAGCAATTAAACTTCTGAACGAGGTTGCACAACAGCAACAACAAAATATTCCTACCGACAATAACGTCGAGAACAATCCTCAATCCATGTAAGAGAGTTAAATATCATGAGTACAACCACCGAAATTCAGAATAACTCTGAAGAATTAAACCTGTCCGACGATCAGGCGGCGGCATCCGTAGAAAGTCAGTCTGCTGAAAATGCCAACTCAGCAGCAGGACAGGAGGAAGGCTTCGAGATTGTCCTGAAAGACGATGAGAAACCACAGGAAGGAAAACCAAGCAATAATGCTATCCAAGCAGCGAAACGCATAGCTCGTAAACGTCAGCGAGAAATTGAGCAACAGATAGCAGCAATTGAAAATGGCGAACTTCCTGAAAACTTGCGGGTAAATCCTGAGCTACCAGAAATGCCTAAACTGGATGATTTTTTATCTGATGAGGCACTTAGTAAATATGACTATGACACGCATAAGGCTAACGCTGCGTTTCAGGCTGAGTTGCTGAAATGGCAAAACAAGGCTTTAGATGCAAGAAGTAAAGCTGTGGCGGATCAGGGTCGTAAAACTCAGGAATACACACAGCAAGGTCAACAAATCGCTAATGCAATCAAGGCTCATTATGATGCGGCTGAGAAATTAAACCTTCCTGACTATCAGGAAAAGGAAGATTCAGCGTTGCAAGTATTACCTCAAGGTGTTTATGAGGGTATCGCGCAGAACTTTCCCGAAAAATCAGCCGCTATCATTTACTACCTAGGTGCAAACCCTGAAAAAGCACAAGATCTATTTAGCAAAAATCCAGTTCAAGTCACTATCGAACTCACTCGATTAGCTGATCGTTTAACTCTCAAGCCTCGCGGTACACAACGTTCATCTGCACCACCCGCTGACGAGCCTATTAGCGGTGATGTTACGGCGGCAAATGTCGCGGCATTACAAAAGCAAATGGATGATGCAGCAAGTAAAGGTGATGTTCAAAAGTACCGCGCAATCAAGGCTAAATTACAAGGAATAAAATAATGGCTTTAAATGAAGGTCAAATCATCACCTATATGGTGGATGAAGTAGTAAACACTATCGAAAATAACTGTCCAATGGCTCAGCGTGTAGGTAAATATACGCCGCCTGCTGGCGATATGCAGCGCTCTCAAAATACTGTCTGGATGCCAGTAGAGCAAGAAGCCCCTACTCAAAAGGGCTGGGATTTAACAGATAAAGAAACCGGCATCTTGGAATTGTCTGTTAAATGTAACATGGGCGTTCCTGATAATGACTTCTTCGGTTTACGTGCTGATGATGTTCGTGACGAAACGTCTTTACGTCGTCGAATTCGTGCATCAGGACTTAAGCTGGCAAATAACGTCGAAACATCCATTGCTAAACAGGCGGCAGAAACTGCCTCACTGGTTATTGCTGATGCAGGTGATTTATCTAATGGAGCAGATTCTTGGGGTTTTGTATCTCAGGCTGAATCTCTTATCTTCTCTCGTGAGTTAAACCGCAATGAAGGTTTGAGTTACTTCTTTAACCCTGATGATTATCTCAAAGCTGGTTATAACTTGGTGGGTAAAGATTTATATGGACGAATTCAAGAGGAAGCGTACAAATCAGGAACCATTCAAAAGCAAGTTGCAGGTTTTGAAGATGTTCTTCGCTCGCCTAAGCTTCCAACTCTAACCGCTGGAACAGCAACGGGTGTTACTGTCGATGGCGCGCAGAAGTTCAAGCCTGAGGCGTGGAAGGAAGATGTTGATGGTAACCGCGAGAACGTTGATAACCGCACAGCAGTAGTTAAAGTTAGTGACGGTTCAGCATTTAAACGCGGTGATAAGATCAGTTTTGCTGGTGTTAAGTTCATCTCGCAAATGGCGAAAGACTTACTGACTCAGGATGCAACATTTGCTGTTGTTGGTGTTGAAGGCAACAACATTACTATTATGCCTAAGCCGATTGCACTTGATGATACAGATTTAAAACCAGAGCAACGCGCATATGCCAACGTGAATACATCTCTTGCAAATGGCGCGGCAATTAATGTCCTTAACGTGAAAACGTCTAAGACAAACATCTTCTGGGCTGATGATTCAATTACTCTGCTATCTCAACCTATCCCGCTTAACCATGCGCTGTTTAGTGGCATGAAGACAGAGGCATTTAACATTCCTTCTGTTGGTTTAAATGGCGTTGTTGCATATCAGGGTGATATCTCAACACTGGAAGGTAAATGTCGTATTGCGGTTTGGTATTCTGCATGTACCAAACGACCTGAAGCAGTTGGTGTTGGGCTGACAGGTCAAAAATAAACCCTCGTTGTTATTCGGGAGCTTCGGCTCCCTTTATTTTTTGGAGATGACAATGAAAACGATGCTTTATAAAGCTAATGGTGATGTGAAAATTTGGGGTATGAACCTTCAGATTGTCACTGTTAACGATGATGAAATTGAAGATTATCTAAATGATGGTTGGCATAAAAACCCAAATGATACACAGGAACTACCAGAACCAGAAAAGAAACCCGCTACCAAGAAAAAGGCGGTGAAAGATGCAGATCACAACGAAGGGTGAGTTAGTTGTAGCGGCGTTACGTAAATTAGGCGTTGCTTCCGATGCTACATTAACCGATATCGAGCCTCAGTCATTAGAAGATGGCGTGGTTGATTTAGAGTCAATGATGTACGAATGGTTTGAAGATGGTGCAGGAATTCATACTGGCTATAAGTTCGCTGATGAAGACACTCCTATCGATCAAGGTGATGAACACGGGTTAAGTAAGCAAGCCATTAACGCAGTTATCTACAACTTAGCTACTCGCATTGCACCTGATTACCAAATTGCCCCGCTTAATAAGGTCATTACAACTGCTAGATATGGCAAAGAAAGACTCATGCGAAGCTGTGCTTTAAAGAGAGCTAAAAATGCCAGATCTCATCATCCAGATGGTTTCCCTATTGGCTCAGGTAATCGATTATTAACGATGACTGGTCAGCGATACTTCCACAGGAGAAAACCACATGCCAAGGATCCAAATACCTCTTGCTAGAGGTTTGCGAAAAGACCCGCATACAGCAGATTATATTGATGGTCTTCCAGTTAATATGTTGGCCACACCGAAAGAAGTATTGAATGCGTCAGGTTATTTGCGTTCGTTCCCTGCATTAGAAAAGCGTCATAGTGTTGATGGTGTATCTCGTGGTGTCCAGTACAACACGAAAAACAACACGGTCTATCGCGTGTGTGGAAATAAACTTTATCGTGGACAGAATGCCATTGCTGACATCCAAGGTAAAGACAGGGTGACTATGGCGCATTCTGGTTACAGTCAAGCAGTAGCATCAGGAGGTAAGTTAAAACTCTATCGCTATGACGGTGAGGTCAAAGAGTTATCTAACTGGCCTGAGGAGAAGGTAATTACCGAAGGCTATAAACGCGACGTTAAAAAATGGACTCACAAAGACGGTAATGATGATTTTGTACCGCTCACAAAGAGTGATCTAGATGGGTTCTTAACGTTAAAAATCACGCCTAAAACTTCTGATGGTAAAACCGGTAATGAGATGCTTATTACTGAGCAGATGGTGGGCGTTAAATTATCTCAGCAGGAAGAAGATGATAAGCCTTATCTTACTGATGTTCTGGTAGAAGGTGTTAAGCGTACAGGTGGTAAAATTACAGTCACGTATAAAATGAACCTTGCCAAATCTAGCGAGCAAACAGCCAAGGACGTTACTGGGTTTTTGATGACTCAGGAAGTATTAGAGGTAGTCGAAAAATATACTCAATACGAATTAGGTGATGTTATTGATGTCGCTCGTAACCGAGGGCGTTATATTTGGTTGCAGAAAGGAGGTGAAAGGTTCGGAGTTACTGACTTAGATGATGAGTCAAAGCCTGATAAATTCCGTCCATTTTACACCGCTGAATCTCAACCTGACGGCATAATTGCCATTGCCTCTTGGCGTGATATGGTGCTTTGCTTTGGTTCGTCAACTATCGAATACTTTACCATTACCGGATCAACAAACGCGTCACAAGTAATATATGCGCCACAGCCATCTTATTTTGTTCAGATGGGTATTGCTGGTCGTGATGCTAAGTGTAAGTTTGGAGAATCATTCGCATTCATCAGTAACCCTGCAAACGGCGCGCCTTCTATTTATATTCTTGGTGCTGGAACGGCTAGCCAAATTTCCACAGCAAGTATTGATAAGATCATTCGTAGCTATACGTCAGACGAGTTATCACATGCGGTTCTTGAATCTATTCGATTTGATGGTCATGAGTTACTCATTGTTCACTTACAGCGTCACACGCTTTGCTTTGATGCAGCGGGCAGTCAGCAATATCCGCAGTGGTGCATTCTAAAGTCTGGACTGTATGAAGAAACATATCGTGCAATTGATTTTATGTACGAAGGTAATCAGATCACTGTCGCGGATAAGAATGAGGGAGTTATTGGTAATCTTGCTTTCAATAAATCATCTCAGTACGACAAGCAGGTGGAGCATATCTTATATACGCCCATGGCTAAAGCCGATAACGCAAGGGTGTTCGATTTAGAGCTTGAGGCATCAACAGGCGTCGCTCAAATTGCTGATCGTTTATTTTTGTCGGCAACGGCTGATGGCATTAACTTTGGTCGAGAGCAAATGATTGAACAGAACTCACCATTCCATTATGACCGACGTGTTTTGTGGCGCCGAGTAGGGAGAGTGAGAAAGAACATAGGGTTTAAAGTTCGCGTTATCACTAAGTCGCCTGTAACGCTGAGTGATCTGTCTATGAGGGTTGAATAATGGCAAATAAAAAACTTTCTAACCCCATAGAAATTCAGGCCTCTTATATTGTTCCAAATATCCTGCCTGATAACTTTAGCGAAACCTATCGACGCATCGTGTTGAGTGGTGCTGATGATATGGTAAAGGTAGCTGGTCGTGCAAATGAAGCTGGCGTAGAAGCGCTCGATGCTCAAGTTAAAAATGATGAACAAGACATTATTCTAGATGATCATGAGGAAAGGCTTGGTGATGCTGAGCAGACTATTATTCTACATGGTAATCAATTAGCAAACCATGAATCACGCATCACAAAAACGGAAGATGATTTATCTAAGTTAGAGGTAAGGGTTCTTAACGTTGAGCAAGACATTGATGGGCTGAAAATAAAGATACAAGACCTCGATGGTCAAATATCTGAAATCAAAGTTGATTACGTCTCTCTCAGTAAAACAGAAAAACAGAAGCTTTCATCTCCTATCGATGTTTCAACATCCTATTCAGTAAACGGAACTAAAGTTGTTGGTGATCGTGTTACTGGCTTTACATCGGCAACAGGTACATCACTTAAGGGTTCGTTTAATGCCAACCAATCCTACTCATTCAGCGCCGATTACACACAGTCAGAAATACAAACTTTGGCTAATGGCTTAGTCGAGGCAAGGCAACGAATCAAGGCGCTTGAAGATGCGCTCAGAACACACGGATTAATAGACTAATGGAAATTAAAATTATTGATAACCCCATTCGACTATCTGAGTTTTTAAATGATAAGTCGAACACGGGAAATATCGTTGATAGTAATGATCAGTATTTCATCAAACCTGATGCGCTTTACTTAGGTATTTATGAGGGAGTTCTATTGGTTGGTGTTTTCGAGGTGCGTAATTTTTGGCATACAGTTGTTGAGTGTCACGCCATCTTTGATGCTGGATTCCGTGGTAAATACGCCTTTGATGCACACAAATTATTCTGCAAATGGTTACTGGAAAACAGTCAATTCACTAACTCAGTAACTATGGTTCCTGATACCACAAAATATGGTCGCGTTATTGTGAAAATGCTTGGTGCTACTCGTGTCGGTCATTTAGATGATGCGTATATCAGTAATGGAAAACCAGTAGGTGTCACCATTTATCAACTAAAACGCGAACAGTACGAGGAGTTATTAAAATGCTGATTATTTCAGAGAAATTCAGAAATTCACTGCTGCCCATGCATGGATATATGAAAGGGGGCGGTGATGGTGGTGCTGGCGCTCAAGCTGATGCGACTCGTGAAGGCATAGCGTTACAGCGTGAAATATGGCAGACAACCATGAATAACTTGGCTCCTTTTACACCTATGGCGCAACAGTACGTTGGACAAATGCAAAATCTGTCAACATTAGAGGGGCAAGGGAACGCACTAAACCAATACTACAATTCTCAACAGTTTAATGATTTAGCAAACCAAGCCAGATACCAGCAGTTAGCAGGTGCAGAAGCTATGGGTGGACTTGGTTCCACTGCGACAAGCAATCAACTCGCTTCTATTGCGCCAATGTTAGGGCAAAGCTGGCTTTCTGACCAAATGAACAACTATCAGAATTTGGCGAATATTGGTCTAGGTGCATTGCAAGGTCAGGCAAACGCAGGTCAGAGTTACGCCAATAATACAGGGCAGTTACTACAACAGAATGCAGCTGCTCAAGCGGCTATGGCTAATCGACCTTCATCCATGCAGCAAGGGATCATGGGTGGATTAGGTGGTGCTATGGCAGGTGCTCAGATAGGAACAATGTTTGGAGGCCCCGGAATAGGAACGGCGATAGGTGGTGGTCTTGGTGTTCTTGGTTCATTATTTTAAGGTGATGATATGGCTACATGGAACCAGCAAGGAGCAGGGGGATTTCTTGGCGGTATTGGTTTAAATAATACTAATGCCCCCAAAGCAAGTGACGCAAACGCAACTCTTGCTATGATCCGAGAAAATAATGACCTACAAAGGTCTGGTGCTAATAACATCGGGTTGCAGTTAGCTCAAGGTCTTGGTGGACTTGGTGAAGCGTACAAGCAACAGCAAGCTCAGCAAAGAGATAAAGAATTCCAATCTTTGTGGGGTAAGGCGTATGCATCTGGAGATAGAGACGCCATGAGGCAGTTAATGGCTACATATCCAGATCAGGCTGAGAAAATAACCTCAGGCATGCAGGGAATATCAGAGGATGTCAGGGAATCTTTAGGAAACATAGCATCTGGCTACCGGATGGCTATTAATAGTGGTAATGCTACTGATTACATCCGTAAAAACGCTGATGAGTTAAGACGATTAGGTATTGACCCTCAGCAGGCTCTGGCAATGGCAAATGAAAACCCCAAAGGGGCTATAGAGTTAGCTGACCATATCGGCATGTCTGCATTAGGCCCTGATAAGTATTTTGATATTCAGGATAAAATCGAAGGTCGTTCTATTGATAGAGATAAGCTTTCCGAGACAGTGCGTAGTAATCAAGCCAGTGAAGCGTTGACACGAGAAGGTCATCAAATACAAATTAGAGGGCAGAATATCTCCGCTCAAAACTCTATTAGGTCAGCTAACTCTTCAGGAAGTAAGCCTGCATCTGTGCAAGAGTACGAGTACATGGTATCTCTTACCCCTGAAAAACGTAAGCAGTTTTTAGCGTTAAAAGGTAGGGGAGAGAGTGAATTACAACAGGCTCAGTTATCCAATGGGCAAACTGTAATGATTGATCCTAAAGCTCAAGGTGCAGGAGACTCTAAATATTACAAGGGGTTCGACGCTAACGGTAATGTAGTAACCATTCCTGTCAATGCTTTATCATCTGTTTCCGATCCTTCTGGCAATGCGGGTAAAAACTTAATGAATGACGATTTATCCATGTTAGCCAATGCTACAGATGAACAATTGAATGCAATAACAGGAATTACAGGCGGTACTGGCTCTAACCCTCTAACAGCTGATATTGGAACGAGGACATTAAACAAGGACGCTAGACCTTTATATAATTCGGCTCAAAGAATACAAGGATACATGCAAAACCAAGGTATTGGTGCAGCAAGAGCTATGGGTGCTAGCGGTATTAATACTGTTGATGAAGCTAAAATGTATTTCCAATCTATGCCTCAGCTTGATTTTTCAACACCACAGGCATTAAGAAACTCTATCAAGATTATTAATAAATACACGCAAGATTACAATGCAAGAAATAATGCCAACCTAGGCACACCATCAAGCCAGCAAGCAACACAGCAACCGGCTAGCAGTAACCAAAGCGGGTATTCTTCATTATGGGGTGATTAATGGCTAAACCATGGAAAGAGGTGATCGCATCACCTCAGTACCAATCACTATCTAGCGAACAAAAAGCAGAAGCGCAAGAGCAATATTTTAATGATGTGGTTGCTCCTAATGTTGGTAATGATATAGATAACGCAAGACAACAGTTTTATACCGCTTATCCGCTCCCTCAATCACAGCCAGAGCAAGCAACCCAACCATCACAGCCAGAAAATAGTTATATCGCCGGCATGAAGCAAACCAACCAGAATCTTTCTCAAGGTTTACAGAAATCGTCTGATGATGCTAAAGGTTTCCGCGAGAATGTGATAGATGCCTTCACTGGTGAAAGCAAGATGACTCCTGAAGTCCAAGGGCTAGAAGGGATCATGTCTTCGCCAGAAATGAATGCATTTAATACTGACGCAATGAAAGCCGCTTGGGTACAAATGTTTGGTAATGATAACGACTTTGTAAAAGTGATAGGTAATATGGGAGGCAAGGTATCTCAAGATGAAAAGGGGAACCTGTTAGTTGACTTACCATCTGGCCGATATGCATTAAATAAGCCTGGTCTATCAGCTGAAGATATCATGCCATTTATCGCGAACGCGGCCGCATTCACTCCAGCGGGAAGAGCATCAACTGTACTAGGTGCCACTGCGAAATCAGCAGGTACAGACTTGGCTCTACAATCGTCCGTTAATATGGCGGGTGGTGGCGATATTAACCCACTACAAACAGCGTTATCAGCAGGGCTTGGAGGTGGGTTTAAAGCGGCGGAGAAGCTTGTTAATAGTGGTTATCGGGTAGCAACCGGTAAGCCAACTCAAGAAGCGTCTGAGCTGTCAGAATTCTCTAAGCAGAACAATGTCCCTTTATACACAACTGACGTTGTTCCTCCGCAATCAAAAACTGGAAGGTTGGCTCAAGGGGCCGCTGAGAATATTCCTTTTGCTGGTACGGCAGGTTTGCGATCAAATCAACAAGAGGCGAGAAGTAAGCTTGTTCGTGATTTTGCAGACAGGTTTGGAGAGTACGATCCTAGCCAAGTTGTTGAAAGTTTAAAGCGAAAAACTTCAACAATAAAACAGGCGGCGGGTGAAAGGTTAGAGTCAATCCAGAATGCGTTATCTGGTGTGCCTATCACACCTAACCGAGCAATAAATCAGATTGATAGCGAAATAGCAAAACTGTCTAAACTAGGTGAGGTTGCTGATACACAGACCATCTCAAAATTGCAGTCTTACAGGAATGAGCTTGCATCTGGTAACGTTGATATTTCTCAATTAAGAGACTTAAGGACTCAATTTAGACAAGACGTTAAGGGCGAGAGAATGGCTATGCCTAATCGATCTGACGCTGCGATAAATAGAGTTTATAAAGCCATGTCTGATGATGCTAGTGATGCAATATCAACAAACTTAGGCGCTGATGCTTTACGCAAATATAACCAAGCTAATGCTATCTATGCAGATGAAGCAAATAAAATATTAAATACTCGATTGAAGAATATCTTAACCAAAGGTGATTTAACTCCAGAGGTAGTTAACAATATTTTATTTAGCAAAAACAGATCTGAAATAAGAAGCCTGTATAACTCAGTTGACACCCGAGGTCGTGCTCAAATGAGGAATGCCATTATTGGTAAAGCGATTGAGAAGGCTGGTGACTCCCCCGATCAGTTCTTGAGGCAACTAAATATTATGTCAAACCAAACAGGGATAGCATTTAGAGGTCAAGATGCTATTTATATAAATGGCTTGAAGAAGTATTTAGAAGCAACAAAACAAGCCGCAAAAGCCGGTGTCACAACGCCAACTGGTCAGCAAGCAATCCCATTCATACTTGGCCTAGGCGCGGCCATAAAACCATCAACCGCAATTGGCGCTGGAACTTATGGCGTACTAGCTCGCATTTATGAAAGCAAACCAGTTAGAGAGGCGGTGATGAGATTAGCAGGAACTCCGGCAGGAACAAGTAAGTTTGAAAAAGCCGTCTCTACAATATCACAAAGTTTAAGTTCTGGAACGCAGGCTGAAAGCAGAAATTAATCAATTGGGCTATGGACAGCCAACAAAATAACAACACCGCTTAATTGCGGTTTTTTTTACGTCCAAAATACGCCAGATTAAAACTGGTGCGATTGCTCACACTTGGAGAAAGCAATGTCTGATATTATCCCTAATGTCGTCGTATCAATGCCATCACAATTATTCACTCTTGCAAAGAAATTCCAAGCGGCGAGTAATGGTAAGATTTTTATTGGCAAGATTGATACAGATCCAACATTACCAGAAAACCAAATTCAGGTTTATTTAGAAAATGAAGATGGATCTCATATTCCTGTACCTCAGCCTTTAATTATCAATCAAGCTGGTTTTCCTGTTTACAATGGGCAGATTGCTAAGTTTGTAACAATTGAAGGCCATAGCATGGCTGTGTATGACAGTTACGGAGCACAGCAATTCTATTACCCCAATGTGTTGAAGTATGAACCTGATCAGTTTAGCAAAAGAATAATGGTTGATATTGGTAAGTTAAGGGATGAAATGGTTTCAAGTAAATTTTTCCCATCCATCTTCGGGGATGAGTTAAATATAGGAGATTGTGTACCTGAATCAATTAGCTATATTAGCACTATACATGGTTATTTTAGAATAAATCCTCAGCATGGTGGCATTATAGATAAGTTTAATATCAATAATTATGGAGAAGTTGAATCTATAACTATAGATGGAATTAATGTTACAGCAATTCCTATAAACCCAGAAATATCTCCAAACTATACTCCATATCTGACACTATCCGATAAAGTTGAATCAATGTTATATTCTGGCATTGATGTTATTTTTGGCCCATATAATTTCGAATTTGAAAAGCCTGTTAACTTACCAATTACTAATTCAACAATACCTAAAATAAGAGGGGTAGGGAATAGAACTAAAATTTATGCCTCCTTTGACTCATCTACAGATAGTATATTTCAATTTAAGGGTAATGGTAACGACTGGGTTCGTGGAGTCGATATCGGTGATTTTGAGTTTATAAACCCACATAAGAACCAAACTGGACTAATTGATATTAACCAATGTCTACGTGGCATAAATATATCTAATATTACTGGATTTTGGTGCCCTAGAGGCATCAAGTTAACTAAGAGTTATGGTGCTGGCAGCATGAAGAATATCCGCCTTTATTTATATGATTCAGTGGATTTCAATCATGTTGGAACATATGGCATTATCTGTGAGAGTAATGCAATTTCAGCAGATACAATAGAAACTGTCGGTGGTTATGAAATTGGGCAGAGATGGCGAGGTGATTCTATTTTTGTGTCTAATTGGAATTCAGCTGGTGCGGATGACTATCCGCAAAATCAAATAAGAAAAGCAATAGAAGTTAATGGGAGACAAGTAGTTCAATTAAGAAGTGGTTATATAGAGAGGCCATATGTTCCTACTGGTGAAAATATAAACAACGTTATAATGGCTGAATTTAACGATACAGATCAACTTGATGTGGATGGTATAAACTTAGGGGCTGGATCTATTGATGTTAAAAATTGTAGAGGGAAAATAGGCGGTTTGTTTTTTGGAACAATAAGCAATGGTATTACATATGATGATAAATGTGACATTATTGAAGGTTTGATAACTCATTACCACCCATCAAACAAATTAAAGCCAATAATAGGCTCTTATTGGGATTTGCCTAAAAAAGTATCTGGAAACATAAGTAGATTATTTAATCAAAATACTGATGGATTTATACCGTACAGAATAAGAGACGAATGGAGGGTTTTACCTACTGATACTGATATCTCTCTTGGTATATCAAGAACAAGCGCATCAGTATCATTAACTAGAACATCTGATGATTCTGGTGATTGCTTCTTAGTTAGTTCTCCTCAGTATCAAGGAATTTGGTTGGATTTAAAAGATCTGGAGCCATTAAAAACATATACAGTTGTTATTCTTATTAGAACTCAAGATGAAGAAACTAAATCATATTTTATTTTAAGAGATAATAAACAGATGCTACCATACAAACCAATTTCACATTATGCGAAATCGTTAAGAATGCAAAAAATATTTGTATCTTTCTTGTCATCGGAATCTGGTAAATTTGGGTTAAGATTAATTCATGATAACCCAGTTACAAAGTCATTTAATTTTTATGGATACCAAGTAAATAGGGGCGTGAGTGACTCACTGTAATGGGAAAAACTGCACCTTCTGTCAGGTGCAGTAAAATCCTATAAATTTAATTTTTTATTTACCTTCCTAAAAAAATTAATTATTCTTTTTTCTACTATTATGTGAAATATAATTCCTGAGCACACCGATAGTAAAAATGAAAATAAAATAAAGAAGTAAATATTAAATGTTATATTTTTTAATATTAATAGCGATACTCCTATAGTGAATAGATGAATTAAATATATTGAGTATGAAGAGTCACCTATTAATTTCAATACTTTAAAATTGTAATTACTGTTTTTTTTATTTACATCTATAGAAACAACACCTAAAAATAAAGACAACATTGGAATTCCATAATCCACTAACCGATCAACATTATATTTATTATTTATTATGAGGAATGATATACCAAAAAATATAAAAAACAAAGAAATGTATTTATTTTTAATAACCTTCACAATGAAGTAAGAAAGCATACCTAAAGCAAATTCAATTATGATTTGATTTGAAAGAAAATTAAGTTGATAATTTTTTGAGTTATAGAAAATTATATTAAATGCAATAATAATTAATATGCATATAGTTATTCTATTCTTATAATTTATTATCATTGATATAAAAAACAACACGTAGAAAAACATTTCATAAATCAACGTCCATCCAACTTGAACCAACATTAACTTATTTTCTAATGGTATGTAGAAAAATGACATAACAATACTTGTTTCACCAGAGCTATTTATTAAAGATGGATTAATAATATAAATACAAAGCGCTATCAATGTAAATAATAAATATATAGGATATATTCTTTCAAATCTACTTAGTATAAAATAGCTTGGAGATGTCTCTTTTTTTTCCGTTATATAAACCATTATGTAACCAGATATCACGAAAAACAAATCAACCCCAGCAGCGCCAACATAGAAAAAATTATCATGTAAGCTAGAGCTTTCTAATTTTGCCAATATATGGAAAAATACAACCATCATTGCCGCTATAGCTCTTAGATATTGAATTGATAAAATCAAGGTAATCACCATTTTAAAAAAATTGTATACATAGTATAAATAATCAATTTATTGATATCAGATTATTAGTTTCTCATATATTTGATCTTCAAGTTAATGTCAACCTCTACAGCAACAACTGGCATATTGAGTCGTTCTTTATATGCGACAACTGAAGCGGCTAAATCGACATTGATTTTGTCTTTTTCTTCTTGAGTTAGGTTTGCGAGGTTCATAACAGATCCAGTTAGTTTTTGGAGAGTATAGCAGGGTGGGAGAATTGATGGGACGAATTTGGGACAAGCAACATGAAGTAGCATAAGGCAACTTCAAGTAACTTTAGGTAAGGTGGGACGTGTGAACGCTTGTTGAGACTGTATTTAGTTGATATTAAAGAATAATTCTACGCTCTTCTAAGCCGTAGGTCACAGGTTCGAATCCTGTAGGGCGTACCATTTAAAATCAATGAGTTATGCGGTTTTTAAAAGAAACCCGCGAGAGATGTGGGTCAAGTAACGGGTCAAATTAGCATTAGCGTTTTTCGCTTTTAACCCACTCTTCATAGACATGCTCTGGCTAATCTAAAAATGTGCCGCTTTTCGTTTTTTATGGCCTTGGAAACTCCTTTCTCTTTGCATACATTCTCCATAACGTAGTTTTGCTTTTCTCTGTTAATTAAATTGTGCTGTGTTGATAACGGTATTGAAATTCCACACGATGTTAATAAACAGTCACTTATTTGGAACGACTGTGCAGTTATAGAGGACGGTTCTATTCTCGTGAAAATGCGTGAGATAGAAGAAGCATAGAAAGCGGAAAAAATGCAGACGGAAAGAAGAGGAAGAAAGCTAGGATAGCATAAATAACATTCATTCATATTAATATAAAAAGATAATCACAATATAATAAATATTTATATTGTGATTATCAATTATTCTAAAAATTAGACACCAAAGTTAAAGGTAAAAACAGCTTCACCTATATAATCCAAACCGTTAGTTAGATCGATTTTATCTTCTGATAATGCTTTTCTAGATAAGATATACCCATAGTTTGGTTTGTCAGCATCGGATTTACCTGTCTGTAGGGTTGCACTAAATATTTTTCCTTGTGCAAGTTTTAAATTATCTTTACTGGTGGATATTTGAGCTTCAGTAGTCCAGCCAGTTAACGTGTCTTTGACTATTATCTCAGTCCGCCAAGTTGATTCTTTTGAGTCAACCCTTCCCGCATAAACTGGTTTATTATCTACTTTCATATCTTTAATGAAAAGTAGAATGCCTCCTACTTCTTGAGTGGGGTTTTCAGCATTAACCAACCCAAAAATACCATTATGCCAAGCTGGCGCTTTATTTGATGTATATGTATCAGATACAGTAAAAGTTAAATAAGTAATAGCATCACATGATATTACCATGTCGTTTTCTCTAGAGCCTAAAGCATAATTAGAATTCTCGGGAATAAGCGACGGTGATATCTTACCATAATCAATAAAAATATCATTCTCTTCACCATTAATAGTACAAGTTGGCGGCTTAATATCACCGTTGATTTTTAAGTTAGCTACAGGGGATTTAGCCAA